TGGGTAGAATCCTGCACCGCTATTGTTGAACACCATAATGGAAAGTTTGAGATAATAAGACGATGACTTCTATTATACATATCAATAGAAACATTATACAGAAAAATGCTAAACGAGACGAAAAAGAACCTGTGTGTAGAGTTGAGATTGATGGTGTAGTTCGTTATTGTATGGAAGTTATTATAAAAGGGCCATCGAGAATGGTTTATCGTCCAGATAAACCACGTCCTTGTGGCGCTAAACTTTGGATAGAAACCGATAGTGAGTTGGAGTTGATTGGAGAAAAATGAATATTACAATTTTTACCGATGCATGGGAACCACAGATAAATGGCGTAGTGTCTACGTTAAAAGCAACTAAAAAAGAATTAGAAAAACTTGGTTGGGAAGTAAAAATTGTTCATCCTGATTCATATAAGATAACAATTCCTCTTCAACCATCAACTGGTATTTTTATGCCTTTATTTCCTATGGGTATTGCTGATGAAGAAGTGAAAAATGCAAATCACATTCATATCGCAACAGAAGGATCAATAGGACTTGCCGCAAGATATGCTTGTAAAAAATATAAAAAACGTTACACTACATCCTTTCACACTAAGTATCCGGAGTATGTTGAGATTCATACTGGTATACCACCAAGAGTTAGCAATAAGTATTTTCGTTGGTTTCATAGAAACAGCAGTACTGTTATGGCTACAACCCCCGCAATGGTTGATTACTGTCATGAATTGGGTATCAAAAACGTAGAAGTATGGTCACGTGGTGTTGATACAGAAATTTTTAAACCAGATCCAAATTTTGTATCTCCAAGTAAATTGATAAAAGCGATATATGTCGGTAGAGTTTCTGCAGAAAAAAATCTAGAAGAATTTTTAAAAATTGAAAACCCTAAAATATTAAAATATGTTATTGGCGATGGACCTCAGTTGGAGGAATATAAATCAAAATATCCAACAGCGTTTTTCTTTGGTAAAAAGAACGCCGAAGAGATTGCTGAAATTCTACAAACTCAAGATGTATTCGCTTGGCCTTCTCTAACAGATACGTTTGGGCTTGTTGTATTAGAAGGAATGGCATGTGGATTACCTGTCGCTGCATTTGATAACGAAGTTAATCGTTACATTATTGAAAACAATAAATCTGGTATTCTTGGGGATAATTTAGAAGATAATATATTATATGCTTCGGAAATACCAAAAGAGAATGCTATAGAAAGAGCCAAGAAATTTTCTTGGGAAGCTGCAACTGAACAGTTTTTATCATATATTGTATAGGAGATTATTATGGCTACATTTAAAGAAGCATTTGCTGCTGCGAAGAAAGCAAAGAAAGAAACATTCGTTTACGACGGTAAACTTTATACTACAGAAATTGCTGTTAAAGACGCCAACGAAAACGATCATTTGGATGTATTGAATACATCAAAAGTTGTATCAGAAAAATCAGTTAAACTGAAAAAGAATGTATGGCCATTACAGAGCCAGTTACTTTCTCTTTATGGTTCTCCAAGTTACGTAGTTCCATCATTCAAGAAAAATAACATAGGAGTTGCTGTTCTTCCATATACAATGTGGATGGATAATATTCGTTTCGATAAGTTTGCTATGCATAAATCATGCGTCGATTCGTTCGTTCGTGTTATGACATATGTCTGGGAAGCAAACGATAAAGATTACGATAAAATTAAAGCACAACAGCTACATGTATTCTCTGGTTGTTGGAACATTAGAGCAAAACGTGGCGGATCTACAGCATCTGTTCATTCATGGGCTCTAGCAGTAGATATCGCTGCTCCTTACAACGCTCTTGGTAAGAAACCAGGATATAACAAGTATTCATTTACAAACGAATCACTAATCGTTAAAGCGTTCAAAGAAGAAGGATGGATTTGGGGCGGAGACTGGTCAAGACCAGATGGTATGCATTTCCAAGCTGCTCGAGTTTAATAAAGTTTGACTTATATAAAGAAACACTATATAATTGTTTACGGTTATATGGTAGAAAGGTAATATCATGGATTGGAGAAAATTAACTCCTTGGGTTTTCGTGATTTTAGCATGTCTTACATTGTATGCTATATGGAATGATACAGCATCTACGAGAACTCACTCAAGACAAATTAGTTTTAGCGAACTTATTACTCAGGTAGATGAGAATAGAGTTCACGACGTAACCATTTCTGGCAACGAAGTTACTGGACATTTTATTGATAATAGATCGTTCAATACTTACGTTCCTTCTGTAAGCACATTCTTACAGAAAATAGATAATAAAAAAATTCAAATTAATGCAGAGCCACCATCAGAAGGCGGTTTTTTTACTAATTTGTTTATTAACTTGGCTCCAATTCTATTGTTCTTTGCTCTTTGGCTTTGGATTTCTCGTCGTGCTGCTGGGCGTGGAGGGATCGGAGGAGCTATGGGCATGGGTAAGTCTAAAGCCAAACTGCTAGATCCAGAAGAAATTAAAATAACATTCGAAGACGTTGCTGGTGTTGATGAAGCAAAAACAGATCTAGAAGAAGTTGTAGAATTTTTACAAGATCCTCATAAGTTTGAACGTCTTGGTGGTAAGATTCCACGTGGTGTTCTATTAGTTGGTCCTCCTGGCACCGGTAAGACTCTACTTGCCAAAGCAGTTGCTGGTGAAGCAGCTGTTCCGTTTTTTCATCTATCGGGTTCTGACTTTGTCGAAATGTTTGTTGGCGTTGGCGCATCTCGTGTGCGTGATATGTTTGAACAAGCAAAAAAGAATGCACCATGTATTATTTTCGTTGACGAAATTGATGCTGTTGGTCGTAATCGTAACGGTGGATTTAATGGTGGTAGTGATGAGCGCGAACAAACTCTTAATGCTCTTCTAGTAGAAATGGATGGATTTAATGATAACGAAGGTATTATTATAATTGCTGCGACAAATCGTGTGGATGTTCTCGATCCTGCTCTTTTACGCCCTGGCCGTTTTGATAGACAGATTACTGTCAGTAATCCAGATATTACTGGGCGAGAAAAAATACTAAAAGTTCATTCTCGTAATGTTCCTTTGGGAGCAGATGTAGATTTAAAAGTTGTTGCTCGTGGTACTCCAGGATTTTCTGGTGCTGATCTGGCAAACCTTATTAATGAAGCAGCGCTATTAGCAGCAAGACGTTCAAAGCGTATAGTTACTAAACAAGAGTTTGAAGATGCTCGTGATAAAATTCTTATGGGAGCAGAACGTCGCACTCTTGTTATGACTGAAGAAGAGAAAAGAATGACTGCCTATCATGAAGGTGGACATGCTCTTGTTTCTTTAAATATGGAAGGTTCTGTTCCAATTCATAAAGCAACAATCATTCCTCGTGGTCGTGCGTTGGGTATGGTTCAGTCTCTACCAGAGCGCGATCAGATCTCTCAGTCTTATAAGGAAATGATTGCTCATCTAGCAATGGCGATGGGTGGAAGAGTTGCCGAAGAGATTGTATTTGGTGCAGATAACGTAACGTCTGGCGCAGCTGCAGATATTCAACAAGCAACTAAAATGGCACGTGCTATGGTTACGCAGCTTGGTTTCTCCCCAATTCTTGGAAGAATGGCATATTCAGAACCTAATGCTGATATGTTCCACGCTCCTAAGATTGCTGAAGAGACGCAGAAGATTGTTGATAAGGAAGTGTTGCGTCTTGTTGAAGAAGGATACCAGACAGCAAAGAAAATTCTAATTAAAAAGAGAAAAGATCTTGATACTCTTGCTAGAGGGTTACTTGAATATGAAACTCTTTCGGGTCAAGAAATTCTAGATCTATTAGATGGTAAAGTACCGCTGAGGGATTGACACCCTCAGCTTTTTATTATATACTATATGCTTGCATCTGTGGGACTATGTCCGGATTGCGTAAATTGGAGGTTAAATGGCATTTTATACAAACATATTCATGCGTGGAAACACGATATTTGTTCGTGGGTTTGATAAAGGTATTAGATATTCTTATAAAGAAAATTATAAACCTTATTTGTTTATTCCTAAATCTGATGGTAAATTTAGAACATTAGATGGTAAACCTGTAGATAAGTTACAGTTTGATGATATAAGAGATGCTAGAGATTTCGTATCTCGATATGAAGATGTTTCTAATATGGACATATATGGTTTGACAGCTTGGCCATATTTGTTCATTTATGATAACTTCAAAGGTGAAATAGATTATGATCCTAAACTTGTTAATATTGCAACAATAGATATTGAGTGTGCTGCCGATGAAGGTTTTCCTGATATTAAAAAGGCTGATAAGCCCATTACTGCCATCACTTTGCGTAGTCGCAATCGCAATTACGTATTTGGTTGTGGCAGATATATTAGCGAAGACCCAAACACGTTTTACGTCCAGTGTAAAGACGAGTACCAACTCCTCCAGCAGTTTCTCGACTGTTGGGAAAAATTAGATTTAGATATTATTACTGGATGGAATATTGAATTTTTTGATATACCGTATACTGTTAATCGTATTAAAAATCTTTTTGGTGAAAGAGAAACTAAACGTCTATCGCCATGGCGGTTTCTCGAAGAAAAGATTGTTGAGTTCCGAGGAAAAGAAAACCAGTCTTATAATCCTGCTGGAATATCCGTTCTTGATTACTATCAACTTTATCGTAAATTTATGTTTGGTAACCAAGAATCTTATAAATTGGACTTTATTGCTCAGGTTGAGCTCGGCGAAAAGAAAATTGACTATTCGGAATATGGCAACCTTCTTGAGCTCTACAAAAATAACTACCAAAAGTTTATTGAATATAATATTCACGATACTGTTCTTGTTGATCGTCTAGATGAGAAATTGAAATTTCTAGAACAAACTATGGCATTGGCGTACGATGCTAAAGTAAACTATCCTGACGTAATGACTACTGTTCGTCCTTGGGATGTTATTATTCATAACTATTTACTTGAACAAGGAATAGTTATCCCTCAGTTCGAGAGGCAAAGTATCGATGGTAATCTTGTTGGCGGTCATGTTAAAGAACCAAAGATTGGTTTGAGTAAATGGGTTGTTTCTTTTGATTTGAACAGTCTTTATCCTCATCTTATTATGCAGTATAATATTAGTCCAGAAACATGGGCTGGAAGAGAACTTATATTTCCTAATGTTGATGAATTGTTAGATGGTAATTTCAAACCAGAAAATGATGTTGCTTACGCTGCTAATGGTTGTTTCTATCGTAAAGAGAAACAAGGTTTCTTACCAGCTTTGATGGAACGTATGTATGACGACCGTACAAAGTATAAGAAGTTAATGTTAGAAGCAAAACAGCGTTACGAAGATAAACCTAATTCTGAGGATGAGAAGTTAGTTGCTCGTTATCACAACATGCAAATGGCTAAAAAAATCCAGTTAAACTCAGCTTATGGCGCATTAGCCAATTTATATTTTCGTTGGTTCAGTTATGATCACGCAGAAGCAATTACAATGTCAGGTCAGTTATCTATCCGTTGGATCGAGCGGAAGATGAATGATTATATGAATAAATTATTAAAAACCAAAAAAGATTATGTTATAGCTTCTGACACAGATTCTATATATGTTGAGATGGATGATTTAGTTCATCATCTAGGTGTTGACGACGAGCTTAAAATAGTTTCAGCTATCGATCAATTCTGCGAACAAAAGATTCAACCTTACATAGACAACTGTTACGAAGAACTTGCTGAATATATGAATGCGTATCAGCAAAAGATGAAAATGAAAAGGGAAACAATTGCGAACAAAGGTATTTGGCGTGGCAAAAAGATGTATATCCTCAACGCTTGGAACGTTGAAGGCGTACAATATTCTGAACCGAAACTCAAGCTCCAAGGTATTGAGGCGGTACGTTCGAGCACTCCAAGAGCGTGTCGCGAGAACATTAAAAAATCTTTAAGTATAATTATGAATGGTAATCAGGAAGAACTTCATAAATTTATTCAAAAGTTTCGAGAAGAGTTTATGAATATGCCATTTGAGGATGTTGCTTTTCCGAGAGGAGTAAAGGGACTAGCGAAGTATAATAAAGACAAATCTCAGATTTATGATAAGGGAACTCCAATACATGTAAAGGGAGCTCTTATTTTCAATAATCTTCTCAGAGAACATAAGATTAAAAACATTATGCCAATCTCCGATGGAGATAAGATTAGGTTTGCTTATCTTAAAGTTCCTAATCCTGTTAAGGAGAGCGTAATTGCTATTCCTGATGTAATTCCAGGAGAATTGAATTTTGTAGATAAGTATATTGATAGAGAGACACAATTCACAAAATCATTTTTAGAGCCATTAAATTCTATTACTGATGTAATAGGTTGGCAAACAGAACAGAGATCAACATTGGAGGGTTTTTTCGAATGACAGACTTTGATGACGACTTTTCTTTTGACTTTGGATTTACTTCCGAAGATGAATTAAAAGCAGGAGAATTAGAATTACAGGATCAACTTGGTAGCACTCAGGTAAAATTGGAAGGTCTACGCAAGATGATTATGCCGCTTCTATTGAATTTAAAAAAGAATCCTGACAAGGATATTATTAAATGGAGTGGTGCTGATAGAGTTAAAAACATTGATGCGTTTATAAAAAAGATGGATGCTTATATTAAAAGTTGACAAATATGAAAATACATAGTATACTAATTATACGATATATACGGAGAAATGCATGTCATTAAAAGAAAGATTGATTAAAAATTCAACGATAGATTATACATCTACGTTAACTGATTCTAAAATTTATACTAAAAAAGATATGATCCAGACTCCTGTGCCAATGATTAATGTGGCTTTGTCAGGATCTATTGATGGGGGTATTACTCCTGGACTTACAATGTTGGCAGGTCCATCAAAACATTTTAAAACTGGATTTGCTTTATTGTTAGCATCTTCTTTTCTAAAGAAGTATCCTGATGGTGTAATTCTTTTTTATGATTCTGAGTTTGGAACTCCGCAATCTTATTTTAATAAATTTAATATTCCTCTCGACTCTGTTGTTCATACACCGATTACTGATGTTGAAGAACTGAAGTTTGATCTTATGAAGCAATTAAAAGAAATAAAGAGAGAAGATGAAATTCTCATTATAATT